AATAAAAGCAACTTACCTAGACCACAAATCTAGATATGAACTTCTTTTGTATAGAGCAAAAGGAGATTACAAACGATTGTATCGTGAAAAGTGGGAATATTATGGTGGTAAAGCTGATGCAAAAGTATATGCATCTAAACCATTTGACCTCAAAGTATTAAAAACAGACCTATCAGTATATATTACATCTGATGAAGAAGTTATAGATGCAGAGAATAAAATTGGTTATTTAGAAACAGTTGTAGATTATATCAAAGGGGTTATCAAGTCAGTTGATAATCGTGGTTGGGATATAAAAAATGCAATTGAGTGGAAGAAGTTTGAGGCAGGAGCAACATACTGATGATAGAATATGTAGATAACTTTTTAGAAGAACACATTGCACAACTGATTGATATGCAACTAAGAGAAGTATCATGGAAGTACGATTATGATTCAGTAAAGGGTGGTTCAAATAAACATTGGCATATATTTTTAGGACACAAGGTTGGAGAATTAGGAGATTTCGTACCTATCTGGAATCATATTAGTAATAACTATAATTACGAAATGGAAAGAGCTTATCTCAATGCACATACACATGGAATAGAACCACATATACACAGAGATGATGGAGATATGACTTTTATTTACTATCCTAGAATGGATTGGAGAATAGATTGGGGTGGTGGAACTGCAATTTATGATAATGATTTAAATGGTATTACACATCATATTAACTATAAAGGTAATAGATTAATTAAGTTTCCAGCAAACTTACCACATCAAGCTCAACCAGTAAGTCGTGAATGTTACCAGTTGAGAACTTGTGTTGTATTTAAGACAAAGGTGAAGTGATGAACTATACAGTAACAAAATTTCCAGAAGATTTAATAAAAGATGTATTGAGAAATAAAGAAGACACCTTGACAAAAGGTAATATAAATGATGCAAGTGGGTTGACAAAACGAAATTCTAGTGTATCATGGATAAAAGACAGAACTATTTGTCAGAGAGTTTTTTCCGTCATAAAAGATAAGGCAGGGGATTTTTCAAATCTGCATCTAGATAATATAGAACCATTACAATATTCTGAATATGACACAAGTCAAGAATATGGTTGGCATCAAGACTTAAATAATAAACCCTATGAGGATGGTAGAATAAGAAAGATATCATTTTCTATATTCTTAAATAGTAATTTTGAGGGTGGTGAGTTTGATTTAGAAATACACGGCCCAGATGCAAAACCTAGATATATATCAGAGTGGAAACGCAGTAACGAAAACTGTGTGATATTCAATTCAGATATGTGGCACAGAGTAAGACCAGTAAAGTCTGGTGTGAGAAAAAGTATTGTTGGTTGGTTGTTAGGCCCTACTATTAGGTAATGAAAATATCAAAGATAAATGAGGTTTACTTAGAGTTAGAAGTAGACGAAGATGTTTCTAGAGAACTGTGTGATTACTTTACGTTTGAAGTACCAGGCGCAAAGTTCATGCCTCAATATCGTAATCGTATGTGGGATGGAAAGATACGATTGTTTTCACCTAGAAATGGTAGAATATACGTTGGACTATTACCCTACATAAAAGAGTATTGTTCAAAAAAATCAATAGAATATATAATGGAAAAAGGAGTAGAAAATGACAGGAATGTTCTTCGTGAGAGCGTCAGAGATTTCGCAGAATCATTACGACCCAAGAGCAGGGGAAAACCTATACAATTTCGTGACTACCAAATTGATGCAATCTGGCACGCTATACAGTCAGATCGTTGTCTTCTTTTATCTCCTACTGCTTCAGGCAAGTCACTCATAATATACACACTTGTTCGTTATTATTATTTAATGAACCTCAAGACACTTATACTTGTACCCACTACATCACTAGTTGAGCAAATGTATTCTGATTTTATTGATTATGGGTGGGAGGACAAACATATCCATAGAGTGTATGCTGGTATGGATAAAGGTTCTAAAAAACCTGTGGTTATATCAACATGGCAATCAATCTACAAACTACATAGACCTTACTTTGCACAATATGGTTGTATCATAGGAGATGAAGCTCATCTATTTAAAGCAAAATCTTTGACTGATATAATGGCGAAGTCAGGAGAAGTCAGGTACAGGTTTGGATTAACTGGAACTCTTGATGGCACACAGACTCATAGACTTGTACTTGAAGGGCTATTTGGCCAAGTTAAGAAGATTATTTCAACGAAGGAGTTAATCGACAGGGGAACTTTAGCAGAGCTAAAGATAGATTGTATCGTGCTAAAACATACAGAGGAAGAATGTAAAAGAGTTAGATATTACAGATATGCAGAGGAAATAAACTATCTAGTTTCACACCCAAAGAGAAATAAGTTTATCGAAAATCTATGTAAAAATATAAAAGGAAACACATTATTACTTTTTCAGTTAGTTGAAAAACATGGAGTTTTATTGTATAATGAAATAAAAACACTTGACAGAAAAGTATTTTTTGTGTATGGTGGAACAACTACAGAAGCTAGGGAGAAAGTTCGTGCAATCACAGAAAAAGAAAAAGATGCGATTATCGTTGCATCATATGGTACGTTCTCTACTGGTATTAACATTAGGGCTATCAATAATATCGTGTTCGCAAGTCCATCAAAAAGTAGAGTGCGAGTTCTCCAATCAATTGGTAGAGGACTCAGACAAACTGAAGATAAAACTATGGTCAAACTATTTGATGTGTCAGATAACATCAGTTACAAATCTAGACAAAATTTTACATACAGACACTTTTTACAACGACTAAATATATACAAGGAAGAACAATTTAAATACGAAATCAATAGGATAAATTTATGAGTTACCAAGTAATAAAATTAGCAAACGGAGAAGACATAGTTTGTAATCTTGTAAAAAGATTCGGTTCTAAAATAGAAGTAACCTCTCCACTAAGAATGGATACTATATCAAAAGAAACTGATAAAGGTATAATGGAATCTTTAGCTTTAACTAGATGGGTTCAACCTTATTCAGATGAAAAAGTATTTAATATTGAATCAAACTCTGTAGTTATAATGACGCCTGCAAGTGTTGGACTATCTAGATATTATGAATATGTTTTAAAAAACATAAAACAAGATATCGTAGAAACTCCCCCAACTAAAAAACAATTAAGAATAATTGAAGAAGAAGAACTAGATTTACATGAAGAAATATTTTCTTCTGAAGATTTACAAAAGATACTTAATAAGTTTAGTAAAAAGACTATACATTAAGTATTATTCTGATAAGTCACATTAGTGATTATACACGATTTTTGGAAAGAGTCAACCCTAAAATAAATTTAAATCAATCTTGACAAAAGTATCATATGGGTATATAATAGATACAATATATTAAAAAAGGATTTATTAATGGCAAGAACTAAAGCAAAAGGCGTTCACTATGTGGATAACAAGAAGTTTCACCAAGCCATGATTGATTGGAAAGAAAAGTGTAAAGATGCAGAGGAAGCTGGTGATAATCCACCACGAATCACAAACTATATCGGTTCATGTTTTCTGAAGATTGCAAATGGACTTTCGTATAGACCAAACTTTATTAACTATACATACAGACAAGAAATGATTTCAGATGGTATTGAAAACTGTTTACAATATATACACAACTTTAATCCAGAGAAATCTAAGAATCCGTTTGCATATTTTACACAGATAATCTATTATGCATTTATTCGTAGAATACAAAAAGAAAAGAAACAATCTCATGTCAAACATAGAATGATTGAGAAACAAGAGTATCTTCCTTATATAACTATGGAAGGCGATAGCACAAATTATTCTGTAAGTGGTTTTGATATAAATGTAATGGTGCCTGATGAGGCTGTTTATAAACCAAAGAAAAAAGAAACTAAAGATGACCCAAAAGGTCTAGAAAATTTTATGGATACTGACGATTGAAAATTGCGATAATTACTGACACTCACTTTGGTGCAAGAAACGACAATAATAACTTTAACGAATACTTCTACAAATTCTATGAAGAACAATTCTTTCCATATCTAAAAGAACACAATATTAAAGATTGTATTCATTTGGGTGATATTATGGATAGAAGAAAGTATGTATCTTATAGAATAGCAAAAGACTTTCGTGAAAAATTTATTTTACCTTTTTCTCAACTAGGAGTTAATCTTCATGTTCTAGTTGGAAACCATGATACCTATTTTAAAAATACAAACGAAGTTAACTCTGTAGAGGAGTTGATTGGTAATAGGTACAATAATATAAAAATATATCCAGAAGCTGCAGAAGTTACATTTGATGGTTTGAATGTTTTGTTTCTGCCTTGGATAAATGCAACAAATCATGCATCTACAATGTCTGCAATTGAAAAATCAAAATCAGAAATGTGTATGGGTCATTTAGAGATTGCTGGTTTTGAAATGATGAAAGGTATAAAAAACGAACATGGAATTAATAAATCTGTTTTTACAAAATTTGATACAGTTTTTAGTGGGCATTTCCATCACAAATCTGATGATGGTCACATCTATTACTTGGGCAGTCCATATGAGTTTTATTGGAATGATTGTGATGATAGAAAGGGATTTCATATCCTTGACACAGAGAGTAGGAGCTTGGATAGAGTAATCAATCCTAGAACTATTCACAAGAAGATATACTATGATGACACTCAAAACGATTATAGAACACATAATCTAGAACAATACAAGGATAATTATGTTAAGGTTATTGTGGTCAATAAGAAAGATTTGTAT